CTCTAGCTATGGTGCTACTGGTGCTAATAGCATTGCGATGGGCCAGCTTGCAAAAGCTACTCAAAGCACAGCCCTTAGCTTTGGGTTTGGTTCTTCATCTACCGCCACTGGCGCACTGGCAATAGGTTACACTGCGACAGCTACAGGGACTTATTCTATCGCTATGGGACGGTCTCGTTCTACTGGAAGCGATAGTTTTGCCGCAGCGATTGGCAGCACATCAGCGTCATATGGGGCCAGCAACAGCAATGCAGTTGCACTTGGGACAAATGCTAAAGCGTCTGGTCTTGGGTCTTTTGCCGTTGGTGGCACAGACGCACAAGCTACTGGAACAAGATCAGTTGCTATTGGGGGACTTAATCCAGTGGCATCTGGTGATTACACTATTGCACTCGGTTGGGCAAGTGTACCTCAAGACAGAAAGATGGGCTACTCTCAACTGCGGTTTACGGCATCTGGGGACGCACAATTAGGGACAACTGTTCTTGCCGCAGCGACAACGGACGCAACCCCTACTGTTTTGTCTTTTGATAACTTTACGTCCTCAAATATTATTATCCTCCCCAACAACTCTGCTTACGCATTCCACGGTACTATCGTAGCTCGTCAGCAAGCGGCTGATGGTACAGCTTGTGCCGCTTGGAAGGTTGAAGGTTTAATTCGCAGGGAAGGTTCTGCTGGCACAACTGTCTTAGTAAACTCAGCAACCACTGTCTTAGACAACACACCCAACTGGGGCATGGCTTTATCCGCTGACACTACAAACGGTGGATTAGCAATCACTTGTACTGGTGCCGCATCAACAGACATTCGCTGGGTCGCTACGATCCACACATCTGAAGTAACATACGCCTAGAAGGAGATACCAAATGGCTATTCAACATAACATCGCAGAAGGTGCCTCACAATATGGCATTAGCTTTAATAACGCTTACTACCGCATCGTAACAGCGGCAGTCAGCCGTCAGCGTGGAACTGATCCTAAGTTCTCAGTCATGATTGACTTGAGTGCTTATGCAACAGCAACACCCGACGATGACACTCGTGAGGTAGACTTCAAGCGGTACAACGCAAATCTGACTGATGTAGAAGCTGCGTCTGGGGCTACGTTCTTGGACAAATGTTATGCGTGGGTGATGGCGCAAGCCGACATGGATGGCTCTTCAGCCGTATAGGAGTGACTTATGGCTTTAACGATAAATCACCAGACGAATGACATCAGCGCCACAAGCGGCAGTGTGACGATTGACGGTGCGGCGGCTGGTGGTGGTGGCGGTGCTTGGAAGGCTGATATACAAGCCATCAAAGACGCAAACCCTAAACCTTAGATGCAACACATGCCAATGGAAATACTGTGGTCCAGCGCACTCACCGTTGTAATCGCCCTGGTCGGATGGATCCTTAAGTCAGCTTACGAAGAGATCACCCGCCTCTCCATTTTACTCTCAAGAACACGCGAAGAGTTCGCCCGTGACTACGCTCGGCGCGACGAAGTGAACCAAGCCATGTCTCGCGTCATGGACCGCTTGGACACCCTGGATGCTAAGATAGACCGCCTCATCGAAGTGCGTCACTAGCACCCCACCAGTATAACAAATGTAATAACATGGGGTTCAACCTATGATCGAAGTACTCGCCTTGGCGGGTGCTGTCGCTAAGATTGGCGGCGGCATCTCCACGGCCATTAAGGCAGGCCGAGACATCAACGACTTACTACCGCACTTTGGTAAACTTGGGCAGATCGATAGTGAGATCCAGCTGGCCGAGTCTGGGAAACACAAGGGCCCACTAGGGCGTCTCTCTAGCCCCGAGCAAGAGGGCCTGGCGATAGCCCAAAGCAAACTCAAGTACGATGAGACCATGAAGGAACTGGAGTCTGTCTGCAGGCTCTACGGCCGACCGGGGACTTGGGACACCGTTGTCCGAGAAATGGGTGCCGCTAGGAAGAGACACGCAGACGCACTGAAGGCTCAAGCAGCTGCCAGAGACAAGCTGTTCTGGGGCCTCTCCATGACAGCTGGTGTCCTGATCTTTGTGGGCGGCTGTGTCTTCATGTTCTGGGGTCTAGACAAGGCCGTCAACGGCTAGCCTATGAAAGTCTCTATGCCCTTCCATACACACCTCCATACACACCAGAACACTAAGGCCTACCAAGGCAACGAGAAACCTAGCCCGATTCAATCGACATACACCAGATACGACAAGAACGGGCGCATCACCCCCCTCGAGGTAACTTAAGATGACTATAGCAATGGAGCGCATACTTGCGTGGAAACTACTGCCCCGCGTTGTGATGGCCGTAATGCTTTGGCAATACGTTGTGGTCTTGGATTGGTTTATGTCCTTACCTCAAGACACCGTAAGCACCCAAGCAACCGCACTGACTGCTACAGTAACTGGGGCCATCAGTGGAGCCTTTGCGGTTTGGCTGGGGTCTGAGAAATGATTGGGACCATACTGACAAGCCTAGGCGGGCTGGCGACTTCCTACATCGATGGAAAGACAGCCGTTAAGAAAGCTGAAGCCGAGACCAAGATGAAGATAGCAACCGGGGAAATCTCCTGGGAGCAAGCAGCCATCGAGGCATCTAGGGACAGCTGGAAAGATGAGGCCTGGACCTTGTGCTTCATTGCTATCGTTCTTGGATCCTTTGTCCCCGGTATTCAACCCTATGTCGAACAAGGGTTCATCAATCTCCAAGCGGCACCAAGCTGGTTCAGCTGGGCCATGTACGCCTCAATCGCTGCCAGCTTTGGAATACGCACCATGAAGGGCCTTAAGAAATGAAGAAGAACTTTGATAAATGCTTGTCTATGCTTTTGCATCACGAAGGTGGCTTCGTTGACCACCCTGATGACCCCGGTGGAGCCACTAACCTCGGTGTGACCCAGAAGGTCTATGAGGAGTGGGTCGGGCATAAGGTGACCATCGAGGACATGAAGAACCTAGACTTCACCAAGGTGGCCCCCATCTATCGAAAGAACTACTTTGATGGCGTGCGCTTTGATGATCTCCCCAGCGGCGTCGATTGGTCGGTCGTGGACTGGGGTGTAAACTCAGGTCCTGGGAGAGCAGCTAAAGCACTCCAGAGGATCATAGGATCCACAGCTGATGGGGCCATCGGTCCTAAGACCCTGCAGGCTGTGGCTGACATGGAGCCCCGCGAGATTATCGAGAAGATGCATGATGCGCGTCAGAGGTTCTATGAGCGCCTCAGTACCTTTGAAACATTTGGCCGTGGCTGGACCCGGCGCAACAAGGAAACCTTGGAGCAATCACTAAGAATGCTCTGAGGCTACAGTGGTGGCTGGGATCGATCCCCGGTCACCCTCAACTACAAGAGAAAGGGGGTATTCATGATCTCTGGATTTCCTGTCCCCATTACTGACGCCATTATGATCGGTATGCTGGTTGTCTTACTAATTAAGAAAACTTAGGAAGATGACCCAACTAACATCGGAGCTTCCATCAGTTTACGCTGACGAAGTGATCGGTGTTTTTTCAACTGGGGTTGGGCTAAGAGCCCTCTATATACATTTGAGACAAAAACTTCTTGATTTATGCATCGGGATTTACTATCTGATGATCAAGGGTCGATGGCCCGGAGATGACAGGGGTAAGCAGCGGAATCATAATCCGCGTGTCGGGGGTTCAAGTCCCTCCTCCGCTACCAACCAAAGTCATCATCGGAAACATCAGCACCCTTGTACAACAAGGAGACTAGATGATGACTACTACACTCTACAAGCAAACCGCAATTGCTCAGAAAGATAGCAAGCGTAATGCATACTTTGCATTCGGTAGAAACAGCAAATTAGACGGTCATGATATTACTGAAGGCGGCTACGCTGTTTTCACTATTCGTGACGAGTTTGTTGGACAGGCGGGTAACCTACGCCGCAAGTGGCTGCTGGTAGCAAAAGAGCTTACTTTCGTTGACGCAATTAAACTCCTGAATAAGCGTGTTGGCTTTGTTGCCTACGCAGAAAAGGAGACAGTGTGATGACTTGCACTTGCATAACCTACGTTGACGATAGCCGCTGGGGTAACGCCGTTACCGTCACCGAATACTGTCGTATCTGCAGCCTCGATAGCTACCAGACCACTCTTAGCCGCGATGAGGCTATAGACCAGGCGATCAGGGATGCTGCCTGGGACACACACAACGTCATAGCGTCATAACGTCAGTAGTTGGGAGACTTACAGATGATTACTTTTATTGACTTCGTTAACAAAGAGGCCACCCGGATGTGGTCTGGGAAACACCTAGCAGAAACCAAAGCCAAACTGGCGCGGTTCAGTGCCTTCCAAGATACTGGCGAGAAGCCCCTCGACAAGATCACTGCAGTAGACATCCACGACTACGTGGGTCACCTACAAGAGCAGGGGCTTTGTGAGAACACCATCAACCACTACAAGGCAGCTATCAGCCGCGTCTACAAGCAAGCCTTAGATCTAGAGATTGTCGAGAAGGCACCCAAGATTACCTTCGCTAAGATCAAGGGTGGCCGAGTGCGCTGGATGGATGCTGGTGAGCTTGACCTACTTAAGGCGTTCTTTGATGGGCACCAGCACTGGTGGATGAAGCACTTGGTTGCCATTGGTGTCGGCACGGGAATGAGACTTGGTGAGATCCTCAGTATCACCCCAGAAATGGTTGTCACTGATTCGGCTGGTACTTGGATATCTCTAACTGATACTAAGAACGGGGACGATAGGATGGTCCCTTGCCCCAAAAGTGTCTACCTAGCTTTACAAGAGTTAGACTTCTGCCCAAAAAAGCACCACTCGCACCGTAAGTTTTACAATTCGTGGGCTGAAGCGCGTAGACAGATTGCACCAAACGACAGTAGTTTTGTCTTCCACACTTTACGTCACACTGCCGCCACCTACATGGCAAATGATCTTCAAGTTAACACGGTGCTGATCGGTCGGATCTTAGGACATCGTAGTGGTCAAACGACTGCTAAGTACGTCCACTCCAAGCCCGAGACGCTCCAAGAAATAGCACATCAGATGCTCTCTTAGGGGCCTATTTTGGCCTCTAAAATAACTTAGTGATATCAAGGGTTTGACTAAGAGACCCCTAAAAGAGAAAAACACGGGAGAACTATAGATGAAACAGCCTAACCTAGACGGTAGCTGCCACGGTCGCAGCGCAAGTAGTTGGAGTGACCCACACCAGGCTCCACCAAAGACAGAGTGGTCATTTGAGGGGGGCGTGGAGTGAATACACTTAATACCCTAAGCGAGCATCAGACTCGCATCGAGCAGCAAATGAAATCTAAGGGTTTCGAGAGATACCAGGGAAGACAAGAGAAACAAAAACCAAGCCAACAAGAGGTCCCACATAGGATCATCGTAGAGGCTCTTCCAAAGGTATCAGACGCAATAACATTAGCACTACAAGAAGACTTACAGAGGTTCTCTAGTGGCTTCGGTAAGAAATCAGTTTGGTACGAGGAGTTAGAGAACCAAGATCCTGATGTCCTAGCATACATTGGTCTTAACTGTTGCTTTGACGCTGTCTTACATACGAACCTACTCACTGGTGCCCTGAGCAACATTGGTTCTAGGGTCGAGCATGAGAAGTGGGCTGAAGGCCTGCAGACACATGACAAGGATCTCTTTAAGCGTTTGTCTACCCAAGTCACTAAGGCTCACTCAAGTGAACGCTATCGCTTCAAAGCCATGCGTATAATTGCAGACAAGGAAGGCTATAGTGTCAGCAAGTGGTCTATGAGAAAGCGAGTAGCAGTTGCTGCTCCAATCCTAAGCGCCATCCTAGAGTATTCTGGTGTCTTCAACCTTGTTGAGACAACAGTAAACCTTAAGACACTGAGGTCACTTGAGTTGACCGATGAAGCCAGTGAGCATCTCCTGTCTATGACTGAAAGAGAGGCTTGGGCCACACCTATGTTTGGGCCAATGGTGGTTCCCCCGACACCTTGGGAAGACTTTGACACTGGTGTCTATTTGGATGACGTCTTGTCCTCGCTGGTGCCCTTGGTGCGTAAGTCTACTGGGGAACAACGCAGAGCTATAGACAACAGTCTTAAGTATGGTCAACCTAAGTATCTACAAGCTTTGAACGCACTCCAAGCCACCCCTCTTAAGGTGAACCCTACTACCTTAGCTGCATTGGAATGGGTGTCTGCAGAAGGGAAGCGCTTTGGTAAGTTTCCAGAGATGGAGCCACCAGAGTTACCTAGGTTACCTGAGGACACCTCTGGTCTGTCTGAGGAATACATTCAGCAAATCAGGAAAGACCAGAAGGCTTGGCATGTCAAAAGGATCGAGGCTAAGGCCAACGTCCAAGTCATAGCCTGTGATCTACATGACGCTAGGGAGATGTCTAAGTTCGATGAGTTTTACATCGGCTGGTCTTTGGACTTTAGAGGCCGAATGTATCCTGTCTCCAGCTTCAACTACCATCGCAATGATCACATAAAGTCGCTCTTCATGTTTGCTAGGGGCAAGAAGATTGAGGAGAGTGATGCTGGGTGGTTGTCTATTCACTTAGCCAACGTGGGTGACTTCGATAAGATTTCTAAGAAGTCCTTAGAAGACAGGATCCAATGGTGCTTGGACAACGAGCCTATGATCCTAAGTGTGGCTTCAGACTTCAAGGCTTCCTTCGACATCTGGTCTAAGGCTGACAAGCCCTTCCAGTTCTTAGCTGCCTGCGTGGAATACAAGAAGCTTCAAGATGAAGGTATCGAGGAGTACGTCTGTCACCTTCCGATAAGCTTGGATGGCACCAACTCTGGGGTCCAACACTATGCAGCTGCCTTGCGCCACGAGGATGGAGCTATGGTTAACCTAACACCATCAGCTGAATGCCAAGACGTCTACCAGGTGGTTGCTGATGAAGTTAACAGGCTACTTAAGCTAGATGACTCTGAAGAGGCTAAGGTCTGGCTGTCTGTTGGTGTCGGTCGATCTACGGTCAAACGTAACGTCATGACCTATGGCTACAGTTCAGCTGAGAGAGGCTTTGGTGATCAACTGATAGAGGACCTCATGCAGCCCCTACAGAAGGCTGTGAGCTATGGTGAGCTTAGTAAGCATCCGTTTGGGGTAAGCCGTAGAGAACAAGAGTCCTATGCTAGGTTCTTGGCTAAGGTTAACTACCAGGCGGTCCAGACAGTCATTAAGTCAGTGGCGTCTGGCATGGAGTTCTACCAAGCATATGCAGATGCTCTGGCTAGGGAAAGCAAGTCGGTACGTTGGACGTCACCCTCAGGCTTTCCTGTTGTCCAGCGCTACACTAAGGCTGACGTTAAGCGTGTAAGGATCTTTCTTTGGGATCGAGAGGCCAAGCTGCGGAAAGAGACCAGGGTTAACGTGAGTAGCTTTGGTTCTGTGTTTGACACAAGGAAATCTAGGAATGGGGTTAGTCCTAATGCCATCCACAGCCTAGATGCCGCCCACATGCACTTGTCTATCTGTGAGGGTCTAGAGAATGGCGTGGAAGACTTCTTTATGATCCATGACAGCTTTGGGACGTCTATCGATAAGACATGGAAGTTCTACCACTGCATCCGAGATGCTTTTGTGAACATGTATGAGGACCAGTGCGTCTTTGCGAACTTTGAGAAGGAATGCCGGGATCGACTGTCTAACCCAGACATGGATCTACCCCCGGTGCCAGCTAAAGGTGACCTAGACATCAGCGCGATCCGCGACAGTGAATACTGTTTTTCGTAGGGGGGTCATTATGGAAAAAGCACATGAAGCCCGTCATTATTATGTCTTGTATGGTCAGTGGTATGTAGGTGAGGGCGTTTTCTACTGGGAAGAAGTTTCGGAAGAATTGGACTCTCATGATGAATGCGTTGCTGCTTATGAAAGCATGAAAGATGATTCAGAGTATCTAGATTGGAAGATAGAGCATCACATAGTCACCGTGACCCTCAAACCAAAGAATGACTTAGTTAATCCCAATGCCCATCTAAATTAGTTAGGAGAGAAGACATGGAACCTAAACTGAGGACATATGAAGAGTACGTCATATTTGGTCAGGTATACCAAGGTGAAGGGATATATTACTGGGAAGAGTTCATGGAGTCACAGACAGAACTTTTCGACCCACCAAAGTCAGCTGAAGAAGCCATGTCACAGTTAGAACTCATGAGAGAAGACTGGTGCCAGTGTGTTGACTGGAAGATATTACATCGTTTGGTCACAGTGATTAGAGAGCCAGTTCACGGAAATTAGTAAATACCAACAAACCTAAGCCAACCAAAGAGGCCCCCAAGTGGGGCCTTTTTTACGTCTGACACTAAGAGACCCCTATCGAAGAAGTAACAGAAAAGGATCGTCGAAATGCACCCAAGAGAGAAAATCTTGGGGTTGTGTAGCCTGTTCCAAAACAAAGGACAGGACATCCCCGACTGGCTTCTTAAGCAAGCCAAAGAGGCGAAGGTAACTTTGCCTGGGGCTAAATCAAACCAAACCAATCAGGAGACTAAAAAAGATGAGCAAGACTAGATTTACAAGCCCAGCCGGAACAGCCCAATACCCTTGGCTGCAACCAGGGCGCCCAGACACAGCCTTTGATGCTGAGGGTAAATACAAGGTGCAACTCAAGATATCCCCAGAGAACGCCGGGTCCCTCAAGGAAATCCTAGAGAACGTCAAAAGCGAAAGCTTTGGCGCTAAGGACAAGGTAATGATGCCTATGGATCAAGATCCAGAGACCGGCGAGATCGTCTTCAAGTTCCAATCCAAGTACGAACCTAAGTACTTTGATGCCAAAGGTAACCCTATCCCCCGCGACCAAGTACCATCGATGTTCGGTGGGTCTACCCTTCGTGTCTCTGGCATTGCTGATGGTTACACCTCAGCTGGCAAGAAGGGCATCAGCCTGCGCCTAGGGGCCGTTCAAGTGATTGACCCAGTGTCTAGCGGCGGTGGTGACGGTGGTGGCTTTGATGCTGTCGAGGGCGGCTATGTAGCCAACACAGTAACAGGAGCTCAAAGCTTTGAGACCAAAGACGCTGAAGAAGATAACTACGACTTCTAATCAGGTTGGTCTTAAGTATGGGTTCCGCTCTGGTCTTGAAGACAAGGTCGCCCAGCAAATCAAAGAAGCTGGCATCGAGCTACTCTATGAGACCGAGAAGATCCTCTATGTGATCCCCGCCAGACAATCCAAGTACACCCCCGACTTTAAGCTGCCAAAACCCGGCGGCTTTTTCTATGTCGAAACCAAGGGGCGTTGGACTGTCACGGATAGAGCCAAGCACCTTCTGATCCAAAAGCAACAGCCTGACTTAGACATCAGGTTCGTGTTCAGCAATCAGAATGCAAAGCTCTACAAGGGGTCCAAGACCACCTACGCAGACTACTGCGAGAAGCATGGCTTTAGGTATGCCAACAAGGTCATACCTGATGACTGGCTTAGTGAAGCCAAAACAAAGGAGAGCAAGGGGGCGGCTTAGGTCGCCCCTTTTTTATTATTGGGAGATACAAATGACTGAGCTCATCGAAAGCGACTTTGTTGCCCATGTGCCCTGCGAAACCTGTGGATCTAAAGACAACGCTGCTCTGTACGACGATGGTCATACCTACTGCTTTGGCTGTGCGTCATATGGCAAGGAAGAGTTTGGACATGAGCGCACTATAAGTAACAAGGCACCGACTAACCGTGACCTGATCCCAGGCGAGCACTTGCACCTAGCATCACGCAAGCTGACCGAGGCAACATGCAGAAAGTTTGACTACAGTGTCGGCAAGCACGGTGGTCAAGTGGTGCAACTTGCGACCTACCGGGATAAGAATGGCCAGCGCTGCGCTCAGAAGGTGCGCACGAAGGACAAGAAGTTTTCTATTGTCGGTGATGCCAAGGCCATGACCCTGTTTGGGTCTCACCTTTGGTCCAACGGCAACAAGCTGGTGATTACTGAGGGCGAGATAGACTGCATGTCGGTGTCTCAGGCCCAAGGTAACAAGTGGCCGACAGTCAGCGTCCCCAACGGATCTCAGTCAGCCAAAAAAGCCCTCATGAACAACTATGATTACCTCTGTGGATTCAAAGAGATCATACTGATGTTCGACAACGATAAGGCAGGCCAAGAGGCGGCTCTGGAGTGCGCTGAGGCCCTTCCCATAGGCATGGCCAAGATAGCTAACTTAGGCTCCTACAAGGACGCCTCAGAGGCTCTGGTGGACGGTAATGCCAAGGCTATTATGGATGCTATCTGGCAGGCGCGTGAGTACCGCCCGGATGGCATCGTGAGCGCATCAGATCTACGGGAGACCATAGGCGAACAAGAGGCCGTGTCTCCCATCCAGTACCCCTACCAGAGGCTCAACGAGATCACCAAAGGGTTGAGGCTTGGATCCCTTGTGACGATAGCCGCTGGTAGTGGTGTGGGTAAGTCAACCTTCGTCCGAGAGATTGCCTATCATGTTCACATGGGCGGCTTTCAGATCGGCATGTTGATGCTGGAAGAGACAACCAAGAGAACTGCTCAAGGCATGGTTGGCCTACACATGAGTAAGAACATCAGTGTGGACCCTGACTGCACCAGTAAGGAAGAGATCGAGGCGTCTTTTGATGACCTAGTCAAAGACCGTCAGTTCTATTTGTTCGATCACTTTGGTTCTACCGACATAGACATCATCTTGAATCGCATCCGTTACATGAACAAGGCGCTGGGCGCTGAGGTCATCTTCTTAGACCACATCAGCATTCTAGTGTCTGGGCTAACGGGGCAAGTGTCAGACGAAAGACGCCTGGTAGATGACATCATGAATAGGCTGCGTGTCTTGGTTCAAGAACTCAACATCTGTCTGATCGTCGTGAGCCACCTACGCCGCCCTCAGGGCGACACAGGGCACGAAGGCGGTGCCAAGGTAAGCCTCAGCCAACTACGTGGATCCCACGCTATAGCCCAGCTGGCTGATACCTGCATTGGCATCCAAGTAGACCCAGATGAACCCACAGCTGGCCTGCGAAACCTAGTGGTTCTGAAGAACAGACACACTGGGGAAGTCGGCGCAGCTGGGGTGCTTGAGTACAGCCAGAGCACAGGCAGGCTTAAAGACGCCGAAGGTAACTTCGATGCCTTCGACGCACCATTTTAACTAAGAGGAGAGCAACATGGGAGCACACTCTCACAAAAGCAAACAAAGGCACCCCAAGCCAACCACCTTCAAGCGTGAGCAGTATGAGGTCGGGCACATAACCTTTGAGGTCATAGACCACCCAGATGACGGTAAAACCTTTGCTCTGATTGCTGGCGAAGCACTCAGCGCTAAAGACCGCCGACCGTTGTTCACAGGTTACGTCCAAGAGGGGATGGGTAAGCAAATGGCGCGCCTAGCATTGAGGCTAATGGATTTAGAAAAAGGAGAGCAACATGAGAAATAGAGAGACAGACTATCTGTATTCCCTGACCATGAACGACTACCAGGCAGACACAGCTGCCACTGCCATCTACAAGTGGAAGGTTGTCTACCCAGCACTGGGGTTGGCCTCAGAGGCAGGCGAGGTCTGTGACAAGATCAAGAAGCTAATCCGAGATCACGGGATAGACCAAGGTGGTCTAGAGGATCTTAAAGACGCCCAGCGCGTTGCTATAGCTAGTGAGCTTGGTGACTGCCTTTGGTATATCGCTGCGCTGTCACGGGACCTAGGCATCAGCCTTAACGAGGTCGCACACATGAACCTAGAGAAGCTTAAGTCACGCCAGGAGCGTGGGAAGCTGGAAGGGTCAGGTGATAACAGATGAACCTAGTAAACTCTTTTGTAGCCATTGTGGCTTTTGAATCCTTCGATGACTGTGTCTCTTGGGCACACCAGAAGGATCTATATCAACACTCGTTAGACCAGTGCTTCAAGGCGCAACTGGTACAGCCTGCTAAGAACTTAGCACCCATGAGTAGCCTACGCCCCAAAGCAAGGCCAACTGAAGAGTGAGCCGCTGGGTCTTTGACCTGGAGAGCAACGGCCTACTCGATACTGTAAGCACCGTACATTGCATTTGTCTGAGACACGTTGAGACCAACGAGAAACTATCGTTTGGCCCCGATGAGATAGACCGTGCGTTGTACGTCTTGATGAATGCCGAGGAAATCATCGGTCACAACATCATAGCTTATGATATTCCTGTTCTTCAGAAGCTGTATCCAGACTTTAGCATCCAAGGCAAAGTCACAGATACATTAGTCATGTCCCGGTTGATGAGAACAACCCTAGCCGAGACAGATACAATCAAACATCAACTCAAGCCTCATGAGTTCCCTCGGAAGCTCATAGGTAGCCACAGCCTCAAGGCATGGGGTTACCGAATCGGTATATACAAAGGTGAATACGATGGTGGCTGGGAGAACTTCAGCCAAGAAATGCTGGACTACTGTCTTCAAGACACCGCTGTCACCATGACCTTGTACCAAGTGTTTATGGACAGCGGGTTCAGCCAAGAAAGCATAGACCTAGAGCACAGGTTGGCTGAGGTTTGCTTCCGTATTGGCAACAACGGTTGGACCTTCGACAAGGCTGCAGCCACTAAGCTCTACTCTGAGTTGGCACAGAAGCGGCAAGAGTTAGAGGATGGTCTGCATGAGCTCTTCCCGCCCTGGGAGATAACTGAAGACTTCTATCCTAAGGTCAACAACAGGGCCCGTGGCTACAAGAAGGGTGAGCTCTTTGTTAAACGTAAGGCCATCCATTTTAACCCTAGCTCGCGGCGTCACATAGAGTTCTGTCTAAAGCAGAAGTACGCCTGGAAACCCAAGAAGTTCACGGACAACGGACACGCCCAGATAGACGAGACAGTGCTGGCTGGGCTGCACTACCCTGAGGCACAGGCGTTGGCTGAGTTCTTTCTTATACAAAAGCGCATCGGCCAGTTAGCTGAGGGTCCACAAGCGTGGCTCAAGCGTGTCGATGACGATGGCCGCATAAGACACACAATCGTGTCTGGCGGTACTGTCAGCGGAAGAGCAGCGCATCGAGGGCCCAACCTAGCCCAGGTGCCCAAGTGTGGCCTTCCGTATGGCTCAGAGTGTCGAAGTCTATTCACGGTGCCTGAGGGCTGGTGTCTGCTTGGGTCTGACCTGTCCGGGTTAGAGCTTAGGTGTCTAGCGCATTACCTAGATGACGGTGGTGAGTATGCAAAACAGGTGCTTGATGGTGATATCCATACGCACAACCAGAAGGCAGCTGGGTTAGCCACCAGGGATCAAGCCAAGACGTTTATCTATGCAACCATGTATGGCGGCGGTGATCAGCTGATTGGTAAGATTGCTGGGGGCAACGCTACGCAAGGCAAGAAGCTTAAAGACAACTTCAACAAAGCCATCCCAGCCTTCGCACAGCTTCAGACAAACCTTCGCAGGGCTTACCAACGCGGCCACCTCAAAGGCCTCGATGGACGTCTGTTGAATGTCCGTAGTGAGCACAAGCTGCTCTCTCAGCTTCTACAGTCAGCTGGCGCTGTCATCTGTAAGAAGTGGGTGGACTTAGTCGATGCTGAGTTAACCAAGCATCACGAAGGTGACGCATACATCGTTGGGTGGATCCACGATGAAGTTCAAATCGCATGTAAAACAGAAGAGGTAGCTGCCGATGTCGGTGATATCACTAGAAGAATGGCGCAAGAAGCAGGGGTTGCTCTCAAAACTAAAATATCCATCACCTCAGAACATTCCGTGGGAGCAACTTGGGCTTCTACACACTGAGGTTAACCCCCAGATGGCACACTTCATGTGTTTCTACTTGGTATTGGATAGGGCGTGGAGACAGCCCTTCAGCATCAGTGGGGACTTCTCACGCAAAGGTGCCTTTTACGTTGCCATAGCTGCCAGCGAGGGCCTGATCACAACTAATGTTGGCGACGAAACCTATGCCCATAAGTGGATCATCACAGAATACGGCATGGAAGCTAAAGGAGAGCTAGATGAGCTACTTAAAGAAGTATTTGCAGTCGCCTCAGGAAGGGACAGTCCTACTCATTGACGGTGACTTGTATCTCTACAGAGCCTGTGCGGCCTGTGAGACTGAGATAGACTGGGGTGATGACATCTGGTCCCTGTCTATCGATCTGAAGGAAGCCAAGAAGGTCTTCCAGAAGACTATAGATGACTTCTGTGACCACTTAGGCACGGGCAACTTCATTGTCTGCTTGTCTGACAAAGGTAACTTCAGAAAAGAACTGGATTCCACATACAAAGGTGGACGTAAGAAAGTCAGGAAGCCCGTTGGCTACCTGGAGATGCTGAGGTGGGTCAAGAAGACTTACCGATGGCACATAGAGCCGATGCTGGAAGCCGATGATGTCATGGGCATCTTAGGTTCAGCACCGGGTCATCAAACCATAGTCATCAGTGATGACAAGGATCTCAAGTCGGTGCCATGCAAGCTCTTCAGACCTATGTCTGGTGAGTTTCAAACGATCAATAAGGCCCAAGCGGATCTATGGTTCTACACCCAAGCACTCACTGGTGATGTCACTGATGGCTACACTGGGTGTCCCTCGGTCGGTCCTAAGACAGCCGAGAAACTGCTCAAGCAAAACCCTAGTTGGCCCACAGTGGTCAACGCATATGCCAAGCAGAAACTAAACGCCAACTATGCACTAACCCAAGCCCGTCTAGCGCGGATCCTCAGGTACGAGGATTGGGACTTGGACAACAACACAATCAAACTATGGGAGCCAAGACATGAAACTAATGCCACGAAAACGTAGCACAGGGATGACTGAAGCCTCAGTGCTATCCCAGTGGGATCGCTATCTTGAGGTGTGCAAAAGAGACAACGACAGGTTCCTTTTGCGTAACGGTGGGAAGAACTCAATGGCACGGCTCTCTGAGTTAAACAACAAGCGTGGTGGACGCCCCAGGAAAGTACTGGAGATAGCCCATGACTGACTCAGTAAAGAACCCATCACACTACACCCAGTGGCCCATACAGCCCGTCAGATACATCATGAGAAACGGCATGGAGTTCTGGCGTGGGAATGTCATCAAGTACGCCAGCCGCGCAGGCAGCAAGACCTACGATGGCCTAACCAAGAATGAATCCGAAATCACAGATCTAGAGAAGTGCATCCGTTACTGCGAGATGCGTATCAATATGCTTGAAGGTAACAACCCCAATGAATGACATGAAGAACGACTTTGGCCCAGCCCTGCCAATCTCAGAAGAAATACATAAGATGAAGTACCGCTCAGTAGGCGAGAGCTTCAAAGAGGCCATGACAAGGGTAGCCAATGCCCTCAAGGACGATGACGATCACTTTGATACCTTCAGAAACATACTGTACAACCAGCGCTTTCTACCAGCTGGCAGGGTACAGAGCGCTATGGGCGCACCCAGGACCGTGACGCCTTACAACTGCTTTGTGTCTCCTACCATCGAGGACAGCATGGAAGGCATCATGGCGGCTGCTACCAATGCAGCTAGAACCATGCAGCTTGGGGGTGGCATAGGCTACGACTTCAGCACCCTACGACCCCGTGGTGCCCTGATCAAAAGCCTCGACAGTAAGTCATCAGGCCCTATCAGCTTCATGGGTATCTTCGATGCTGTCTGTCAGACTATAGCCTCAGCGGGACACCGTAGAGGAGCTCAGATGGGTGTCTTACGTGTAGACCATCCAGACATCGAGGAGTTCATCAGAGCAAAGAACAACAGCACCACACTGACAGGGTTTAACATCAGTGTCGGGGTTACTGATGCTTTCATGAATGCAGTTAAGACTGGTGACTTCTTTGACCTGACCTTTGAAGGACAAGTGTACAAGACAGTGGATGCCAGAGCCCTCTGGGATGATATCCTAAGGTCTACATGGGACTGGGCAGAGCCAGGTATCCTGTTCATCGACCGTATCAACCAGAAGAATAACCTCTGGTACTGTGAGACCATAGCAGCTACCAACCCATGTGGTGAGCAACCACTGCCACCTAATGGCGCTTGCTTGCTGGGGTCATTCAACCTGACCAAGTACATCAGACAAGACCCCTACACCGATGAGTTCTCCCTAGATCTTAAGCAGCTGTCTGCAGACATCCCTGCAGTCGTGAGAGCGATGGACAACGTAGTGGACCGTGCTGTGTACCCGATGCCAGCCCAAGAGAAGGAAGCTAAGGATAAACGGAGGATGGGCCTAGGTGTGACCGGGGTAGCCAATGCCCTAGAGACGCTGGGTCTAAAGTATGGATCTGAGGGCTTCTTGGCTAAGCTGGGTGAAGTCATGGCTATCATCAGAGACCAATGCTACATGGCATCGGTGGTACTCTCAGCTGAGAAGGGGAGCTTCCCCCTCTATGACAACGTCAAGTATCTGGAGTCTAACTTCGTCAAGACACTACCAGACCACATCCAAGCAGCCATCGGTATGCATGGGATCCGCAACAGTCATCTGTTGTCTGTAGCACCAACCGGGACAATCAGTCTATCAGCTGACAACGTAAGCTCAGGGATAGAACCAGTCTTCAGTCACTACTATGACCGCACGATCCAAACCTTTGATGGACCTAGGATAGAACGAGTAGAAGACTACGCTTACCGGGTTCATGGTATCGAAGGTGAGAAGGCCGATGACCTCTCTGTGTTTGACCATGTGGCAGTGCTCAACCTAGCATCACACTACGTGGACTCTGCCTGCAGTAAGACATGCAACGTAGGTGCTGATGTCACCTGGGAACAGTTCAAGGACGTCTACATGCAAGCCTATGATGGCGGTGCCAGCGGCTGCACAACCTTCAGAGCATCAGGTAAAAGATATGGCATACTCAATGCATCAACCAGTGAGGACACAGCTGAACCACAGGCTGAGGAAGACACAGGTACTGACATCGGTGGTGCTGAGGGTGCTGAGGCCTGCTACTACGACCCACAGACAGGCCAGAGGACATGTGAATAACTAGGTAAGGCAGCTGGTGCGGGGGTAACACTAAAACCGGAGTTAAGGTTAGCTCTCCCGCACCAACCTAGGACCTAGGTCCCTACTGACTGGCACATAGGCCTTAGTTCTATGGTTATCAAGGTATTTAATCACATGATAACCGATGTTCACTATATGCCCCTTATCCGATGCCTTATCCCATGTATCCGATGCCTCTTTAGCCGCTTTTAGACACCTAGGTACTAAGAGCCCCCTATACGAAGGAAGCTACCAGTGACGACGACCCGTGATCTACCGATGACCAAACCACATGACACTACAGTCCCCTCCCAGACTGTCTCTTGTCTTCTCCCATGGTGGTTTGGTCTTCCGTGGATCAACTGAGGTAGACTGAGGTAGACTGAGGTAGACTGAGGTAGACTGAGGTAGACTAATGTGTGACTGAGGTGGCGCTAATGTCCTAATGACTAATGTCCCGATTTGTCTTTAAGATTCACTATGTTAGCCTAACAATTCTTCCGTCATCCCAACCCTACGTCATCAGATAGTGTATCCGTTGACCTACGCATCCAATGATATCAATGACTTAGGAATGTCTCAGTGCTTTCGCGGGTCCCATGCCCAGCTTTTGTGGCCCCCAGTACCCAAATCAATCAATAGATTTCAAAAGTCCGTTAAAGACCTTCGTTGTTGTTGTTGTTGTCCCACCTCAGTTAACAGAGGCTCCACCTCAGAAAACAAAGGTCCCCCCAGCATGTACCTAAGCCTCATCACGCCCGACCTAGACAACTGCATCCATGTCTTCCCATCCCTGAACCTCTATTGGGGACCCCCGGATGACATGAGTTCCACCCGCCTACGTCTCACCAGTGTTGAGCTAGCGTGGCTCGGTTATGGCGCATGGCTCCACCTCGCATAACCTAGCCCCCACCTAGGTCCACCTAGGTCTACCTAAGACACCTAGGACACCAAAGTAACCATAGATAGGACACCACAGTATGGCCTTAGAAACCGGCACTTACATCAGTGACCTCAACTCTAGCAATCCAGTAGCCACCGATGGTCTCGCCCAGGCTGATGACCACATCCGTCTAGTCAAGAGTACTCTCAAGGCTACCCTCCCCAATCTTACTGGAGCAGTCACTGGCACCCAAGATGAGCTTAACATCCTAGATGGAGCCACAATAACCACTGCAGAGCTCAATACGTTAGATGGCCTTACTGCGTCCACCACCGAGCTCAACAAGGTCGATGGCCTAACTGCGTCTACTGCAGAGCTCAATACGTTAGATGGCCTAACTGCGTCTACTGCAGAGCTCAATACGTTAGATGGCCTTACTGCGTCCACTGCAGAGCTCAACCACACGGATGGGGTTACCAGTGCCATCCAGACCCAGATTAACTCTAAGCAGCCCACGATAACTGGTGCAGCTACCACCATTGATGATACCAACCTGACGGCGTGGCGTGCCTTAATATCCAATGGCTCAGGCAAGGTAGCTGTGTCTTCAGTAACCTCCACAGAGCTAGCGAAGCTCGATGGCCTCACTGCGTCAGCTACAGAACTCAATAGAATGGATGGTATTACTGCCAGCACCACTGAGCTCAACCACACGGACGGTGTGAGCAGCAACATCCAGACACAGCTGAACGCTAAAGCTCCCACATCCAGAAGCATCAGTGCAGGCGATGGTCTCACTGGTGGTGGCAACCTGACTGCCAATCGCACCATCAGTCACTCAAACACCTCCTCCCAATCCAGTGTAAACAACAGTGGCAACACTGTGATCCAAGACATATCAGTGGATACCTACGGGCATGTCACCAGCATTGGTTCTAAGACAATATCTACAACCGCTGGTAACTCTTTAAGCACAGGTAGTGGAGCCTGGACTGATGGGTCTGGTGGCCTACAGATCCGCTTTGGGACTGTTAGTAGTACGTCAGATGGTGCCCAGTCGTTTAATTTTACTTCAGCATTTAGTAGTGCTTGCCTTGTCTGTGTAGTTGGTGGCGAGGCCCAAACCACAGCCGTTAGCCGCACTGGTTTTACTATAGACAGAGAGAATGACTACAACGGAACTAAAGCCCTACAATACATAGCCTTGGGTTACTAGAGATGCCCCTGCTCCCCATAAGAAACCTAGGTGCTGCAGGGGTAATCACTGACGTTGACCCCTTCAACCTCCCGTTTAATGCCTTCACCAGAGCTAAGAACGTCAGGTTCTCAGATGGAAACGTGGAGAGATCCCCCGTCTTCAGGACTGCATATGACTACACTAGCTCCAGCACTAGGGTCCCCTCGTTTGTCTTTGGCTTAAGTAACCCCGGCACCTTCGACACAGTGCTTATAGTCAACGATGACTTCTCAGTGGATGAGTTCTCCAATGGTGCTGTGTCTTCAGTACACACAGACACCCAGTCACCCTCTCCCGCCCCAGTCACCGGCACCACCCTAGCCTCAGTAGAGTACCTCAACAGGCCCTCTAGAGTACCAATCGCTAGAACCCCTACCGCCAGTACCTTTAGCACCCTAGCCAACTGGGATAGCACCTGGCGCACTAGCTCCCTGAGGTCCTTTGGTGACTTCATGTTAGCCTTGAACCTAACCGAGGGCAGCACCAGCTACCCCAACCGGGTGCGCTTCTCAGATATCACCTTAGCCAACAATGTACCTGGATCTTGGGATGCAACAGACACCACCAAGTCTGCAGGCTTCAATGATCTGGTGCAGCTTAGGACCCCCATCGTGGACGGGGCCACCCTAGGTTCCAACTTCCTGATCTACTCCAGCGACCAAGTGTGGAACATGGAGTTCGTAGGTGGCACCTTCATATTCAACTTCCGTAAGGTCTTTGATGATGCTGGTGTAATTAACCAGAACTGCATCCTAGAGGTCGAAGGTAAGCACTATGTCTTTGATACAGATGACATCTATGTCAACGATGGCATCACCAGGCAGTCTATATGTGACAACCGTGTCCGAGACTACATCTTCAATGGCCTCGATATGTCTCTACAAGAGGCCTGCTTTGTTATGCATGTGGCCGACCTCGAAGAGATCTACTTCTGTTACCACTCAGGTGATGACCTAGCTGTCTATGATGACGTAAGTGGCTGCAACAGGGCAGCTGTCTATAACTACAGATCAGACACATGGTCCTTCGTGGATCTACCTAATGTAACCTCAGGGTCCCTAGCCAACCTAGACACCGTGGCTACCTATGCCACCACAGGGTTAACCTACGATAGCACGGGCGGCACCTATCACGCTCAGGAATCCAAGTTTACCAGATACCCAGTCATGGTCTCTAAGAAGGACACCACAGCTGGTATCACTAGCCCACGTCTCTTAGGCCTCGACCTAGTGGACTCTGGGTCCTTGAACTTACCTGAGACCACTGAGGTCAATAAACCTATGTACCTAGAGCGCACGGGCATTGACCTAGACCAGGAAGCTCAGCTTCCCATTAGTAGTTACAAGGTGATCAATAAGATATTTCCTCAGATCACCACACCAGCAACTGAGCATGAGTTTACCTTTACCTTTGGTGCAGCTGATCTAGCACCAGACGCACCAGCCTATGGTTCATCAGTTACCTTCGATAACTCAACAGACCACAAGTTAGACACAAGGATTGCTGGTAGATACCTAAGCTACAAGGTTGAGACACCGACCATCAAAGACTTCACCCTGTCAGGCATGGACGTAAACATAGTGCCCACTGGGAGGCGTTAACTATGTCTTTGTCAGATAAGCTCAACATACTAACTAGGGTCTACACCAGGCGACCCACGCCAGCCCTAGAGGCTAGCTTCAAGAACTTCATCCAAGATGAGCTCAGAGAGATTGAGGCATCCGTAAAGTCTATAGCTGACGCAGCACCCCAAGTAGCCGATAACGCTCCTAGTAGCCCACGGAAGGGTATGGTGCGCTATGCCGTGTCACCTTGGAACCCTCTCTCGAATGGCTATCAGGGACTGGTTGTCTACAACGGGACAGCTTGGGTCCAAGTTTAAGCCATCTCTCACAGAAGACTAATAAAAATAAAAGCCAACAAAGGCTAAAGGAGTATCCAGCATGTGGGGCCAAATCATTAGTGCCGTTGCACCAACCGTCATAGGCGGCATCATGGGCAACAAGGCCGCTAAAGAAGACCGCAAGAATGTGGACAAGATGAACGAAGCTAACATGGCTTCCTTCAATCAGTACAAACCCTACGTTGACGCAGCCCTCTCAGGTGGACAAGGTGCCTTCAATGGCGTCTTAGACACTGGCTACTACCAAGGCCCCACCTACGCTGGACCTAACGCCACACAGATGGGCGCTATTGGCAATGCATCTAATGCATCCAATGCCCTCTACAACTCAGGTATGGGCATGATGAATGCCGGTGCTGGCTTTGGAAACAACGCCAACTCACTGTACAACTCCGCTGTGGCTAACGCCGGTAACATCGGCAACTACCAAGGCACATTCGATCAAGGCATCCAAGACCAGCGGAACCTAGCTAACTCATACACTGGCCTCGCTGGTAACATAGCTGACGCTGGTGCCCAATATGGAAACTATAGAAACCAGTTTGATCAACTTGGTAACGACTTACGTGGCTACGAAGGCCAGTTCGGTGGTCTCTCAGGCCAGCAACAGGGCCTCACAGATCGCTTCACAGGCATGGCAGACCAGGCAGCTAACACTGACCGCCTAGGCAATGCTATAGACTACGCCACGGCCAACTCAGGCTCTCTGATAGACGCTGTGATGCGTGACAGCACCAGGCAGCTGCAAGAGCAAACGCTCCCCGGTATTAACACAGCTGCTTCTGGGTCTGGTAATGTCAACTCAAGCCGTGCCGGTGTAGCCGATGCTATTGCCCAGCGCTCTTATGATGACAGACGCGCTGACGTTGGCGCACAGATCACAGACAGGCTGATGGATCGCTCCCTGACCCAGCAACAACAACAGTTTGCTGATCAGTCCGGTGCCCTAAACAACGCTGGTTCGTCTATTAGTAACACCGGCAACCAGATGACCAATGCAGCCAACTCCTTGATCAATGCAGGCAATCAGTTTGGCAGCGCAGCCAACATGGTTTCCAACGACATCAACTCCCTGACATCCTCAGGTAACATGCTTGGTAATGCTGGCAACGCCTACAATAACTCCATGAATGCTGCGACTGGTGCTACGGGCAACATAGGTTCTATGAATAACGCCCTGACCTCAGCCGGTGGTTTCAACAATATGTTGTCTAACGCCTACAACACTGGGGTGAACAACCTTGGCACTAGTTACAACATGGGCATGACTGCAGGCACTGCAGGTCAGACCTTTGACCAGAATCAACTGAATGATGCGCGCAACCGCTTCGAGGGTAACCGAGACTTTGGCTACAACATGTACAAGGATTACATGGGTAATATGCTAAACCGGGCACCCAGCACTAACAACCAAGCTGCAGCCAACATGGCTAGCCCAACTACAGCGACTCTGGGTGGAATGCAGTCTGGCTTTGGGTTTGGTCAACAGTACTTAGGTAATGGCTTTAATAGCAAAATGTTTAATCCTCTGTTTGGGGGATCTGGGATAGGAGGGTTTGCATAATGGACCCACTCTTGATGGACCCCACCCTATTCCAGCCTCAGTCACCTATTACTCAAGGGCCCAACCCCCAACCGGGGCCACCTATGCCTCCACAAGGGCCAGCCTTAATTAATCCAGCGCAACCACAGCCCCAAGCACCAGCACTGTCTGCAGCCTCTACGGGTGCAACAGGTAACGCCCGTGGCTCAAGCCGTATGCCCAACCAGAAGATTGGCCTAGGCGAAGCTATGATGCGTATGGGTGGTGCCACAATGGCGGCTAGCTCCCAGGGTGCCTTGGCTGGCCTAGGTGCAATGAGTGATAGCTACGGTCAGATCCAAGACTACAACCGTGCCCGTGAGATGGAAGCCTTTGAGATCGAAGAGGCACGTAGGAAGGCCATTGCTGATCGACAAGCTAGAGCTCAGGCAGCTGCAGCTAAGGCAAACAAGGGTGACCCTTCAGAAAACCTTATAGGAATGCAGGCATCCTATGACCAGATGTCCGAAGCATTAACTGCCTTGAAGAAAGACAACCTCACTGGCCCATTTGCTGGACGCCTAGGTGCATGGCTCGATGCCAGTGGCCTGAGTGATTACTACAATGGTAATGATGAAGGGGCCAAACGCGCCTACATGCGTTCAATCCTGGCAAATATCCAGGTGGACGATACTCTTTTAAAGACTGCCAATACCAAAGGTGCAATCTCAGACAAAGAGATGGACCTGTTCAAGAGCCCCTTACCAAAGATCACCGATGATGAGGGTCTGTGGCGTCTCTACATCACTGAACGCATGGACGTCCTGTCTAAGGTTATCGCTTTTGAGCGTGGCCTCTCTAACGGAGCAGGCGATTACACAATCGTAGAAGATCCAGAATAAATCAGGAGTACGTGATGGCTACGTTTACAATCACCGCCCCTGACGGGAAGCGGTATAAGGTTACTGGTGCGACTAAAGAAGGTGCCTTAGCAGCACTGAAGTCTAAGCTAGAAGGCCCACAGCAACCAACGCAACCCCAGCAACAACCACAAGTCCAACCACAAGTGCAGCCTCAGCAACAGCAAGTTTCAGCACCACAAGACACCTCTATGGGTTCTGCCTTCAAGGTAGCCGATGCCCAATCACAGGGTGCGTCTATGTCTGGCACTGCATCCCTTCAGCGCAACCTATCTCAAGGGCCTTTTGGTCAGTTCTTACAGAGCGCTACCGACAACTATGTTAACCCTATTCGTGAGGGGTTAGGTTTTGACCCTATAGATCGTACCCAAGTAGATGCAGATGCGTCTGCTAGACTCCAGGCTGGTGCTGATAGAGCCAATGCAGAAGCTGAAAAGATTGCAGAGGACCTAGACTTCTACAATATGACCACCTCGGACATTAACAGTGTCGGTGACTTTGTTAACTTTATTGGCCAGAAGACAGCCCAAGCAGCCCCATACATGGGCGCAGCTTTAGCATCAGGCGGTACTCTTACATATCCATTTGCTGTCGGTGAGATTAGCCAGAACTTGTCAGAGATCGAGGGTTTACCTCAAGAGAAAGCAGACGATATTGCCGCCGCTGGTGGTGCCATCTCAGCTGCCTTAGAAACCCTAGGTATCGCCAAGCTTCTGCCTAAAGGTACGTCTAATAGCATCCTAGGTGGTATTGCGAGCGGTGTAATAACCGAGGGCACAACCGAGGGCCTTCAAGAACTAGTTAACATCGGATCTGAAGCCGTAGGTGGTAAGCAGTTTTCAGAAGGTGAAATACTAAACAGACTGAAAGAGGCTGCAGCTGCGGGTAGTGTTGCTGGTGGTGCCTTCAAAGGTGGCACACAGGCCGCTTCTAAAGCTAAGAGCCTGTTTACCTCTGATGGTAAACTTAACGTAAACAACCTTGATGACCCCACCAAGCTTGCAGCTGGTGATGTCGCTAGAGAACTACAGCAAATCGCTACAGCTGAAGGCTTTAAGCTTTCCAATGTAGACGTCACTGCCCAGTTTGGAGCTAAGGGTGCCCTAGAAGCTGTCCGTGAGCAAAACAACGGTGAAATCACAGAACTAGTGAAGGCTCTCAAGGGTAAACTAAACAGCAAGAACGCTAGCTCCCTGGATCAAGTGATATCTGATTTTGCCCCTGCCAATGCTGGCATCAAGTCAGGCAAGAACAAAGTATCTGGGTATGTAAGCAAAACACAGATGGCTGCATTAGCCCGCCTGGTGGGTCCTTACAAAGAGGGCGCTGCCCTCATGAATGCTTTAGCCAAATCTAATGTAATCACCGGGTTATTCAAAGGTGGTATGAAGGGCGGCGTTAGCCAATTCACTGACTACTTCAGTCCCTTTGGTACGTCTGGTGCTGTCTATGATCCAACGCGCATTGGTAACATCATTGTCGGTGGTGGTGCAGCTGCAGCTACCCTAGGTCAGTCAGTACCAATTCAAGCAGGCATAGTAGGCTTAGGTCGCCTGGTTGATGCAGCCACTGGTCGCCGCAATAAGTTATCAAGGTTCGTCAACAAGAACGTCAACGCACAGGGCCTACCCTCGCCATCTGGTGTATCTCTAGTAGACAAGGCCAAGACAGCTGAAGCGGATGCAAAGGTCCGTAGAGAAGCTCTAGCTGCCATAGCCACCCAGATCGATGCTCCACCCAACGCCAACTCCCCGGTAGGAACCATCCTCTCTGGCACAGGCCTCTCACGGGATGGTCTATCGCAGACAATCAACAGTATGGCCCAAGACTTCGCAGGCCAACCTGAGTTAGCCCCTGTCTTGGAGAGCATCCAACAGAATATGGATGGGGACACCAACCCCGTCTTGGAGCTCAACGAGATCATCCCGATCATCGGTCAATACGCTCAGATGACTGCACCAGAACTCATTGTGGCAACCCCAGACAACCCTTTGTTGGCTCGCGGTGTGCAACAGTCTCCAACGCAGACTGATGTACAAACTGAAGCACCTAGTCAGCCTCAGTCTGGCAACCAGTTCACAACCCCGGAGAACTACCAGGCAGGCAAGAGCGACAACAACAGCTTTGCCAGAACCTTAGCATCCCAAGTATCCGAAGATGCCGGGGTATCTGTGTCTGACAAAGCGCAGCTGATGACCGCCCTAGAAGACGTACAGTCTAGCCTAGGACCAGACCCCGTTGCAGCACTCGATGAGATCACCACAGAGCTCCAGAACATCGGTGTTAACCAAGATACCATAGACACCTACTTCAAGCCTTACAGAGACCGTGTGGCGCTCCAGCAAGCCCGTGTGGGACGTATGCAAGCCCCTAGTGATACGCCACCAGCTGCGCCTACTGTAGATCAGTCATTAGTTGCACCTACAGAGGAGCCTCAGACTTACGAAGCGGCTCTGGAACGTCTGACAACCACAAATATAGTTGCTGGTGCTGTCCGTAAGATCACGGAAGGCAACATGGACCCAGCGTCTGTGGAAGCCATGCTCAATCAACTGGAGCAGAACAACCCCGGCATCAAAGCTAGGATTCTGGAGATCACTGATCCACAACAGCAATCTGAAGACAGCCCTAGGTTTGCTAGGATTGCTCCTGTCCCGTTTAACAACGACAGAATGCAACAGATGTTTGGGGTCGAGGATCCTACACCTGGCGGCAACTATATTGACCTAGATACAAAGGAAGACCTCACAGGTAATACCTATGCAGGCGGTAAGGTTTCTATTGTTGACGGTAAGCCTGTCTTAGATACCAGTGATGACTTCTCTGAGCCAGCCACGAAAGCTGATGGCCGCAAGGTAAAGGTCAACCTATTTAAACAAAAAGCTGGCTGGAAGTGGATCGATTATGATGGCCCGGCCACCATTGTTTCTACTGAAGTAGGCGGCAAGCACCACTACGCTTTGTCTTCTGACTTCCAGAACCCGGTAACACTTCAGACATACCCCAACCAACCTAGTGAACCAAGATTACGCCCGACCACCCAAGGTGAGGTGGAGCTTGGAAACAAGATTGGCAACATCAGTGTCCGAGGAAAGATTCACCCCGTATATGATGAAGTGCGTATTGTCTCAAAGAGCCCAGAGCGTCCTAGGTTTGCTAAAGACCTAAACTCTGCGTCTCAAGAGCCTACATTACAGACATATGTAAATCCTCTGAACGTGCCCACATCTGAAATCAACGCTACTCGCCTTAATGAGTCACCTAGTGAAGCTGATATCCAAAAGATGCGTGAAGGTTCATATAAGCCTACTAAAAAGCGTAATCTGGTTGAAGCTGCAGATTACATGCACCAAAAGTGGAAAGAAGCCACAGGCCGTAGTGAGCCGTTTGAGTACACACCTGAGAACGTGGATATCATATCTACTTACATGGCAACTGAGGCTGCTAACGCACTACAAAGTGACGCTAACGCCATCGGATGGTATGACCGCAAGCTCAAAGCAGCAAAACGTGTTGTATCTCTTGTTGATCCCCGCGTAACCCAGTCACCAGACGCAGAAGCAGCTTTTGATTTTGCTCTAGCTGTTACTTCTAATGGTCAGGCCGTGGCCGACAACTTCCAGTATGCACTAGAGGTTTTCCGTCACTTTATGGACAACGGTAAGATGCCTACCGACACCTGGATTAAAGGTGGTGAGCGGAACGCCGCTATGCTTGAGGCCTTTGACTTCTTTAATGCCTATCAGTCTTCTGGTGCAAATATGCCCATCCAAGACTTCATGGATCAAGACTTTACTGTCAACGAGCTCAATGACTACATATCTCGGTTCAACGCCCAATATGGTACAGAAATCAAAGTACCATCATCAGAAGGTGCAAACTCGCAAGTCAAAGGTTCATACATAATAGGACCTAAGATCGGCCAAGGTTTCTACCAGAACATCCGTGGTAACTACGACCCACTTACGATGGACATTTGGTGGATGCGTATGTGGAACCGATTGGTCGGGCGTCCATTTGTTGCAGACCCAGATCTTGACCAAGGTCGATCTAACGTCAAAGGAGCCTTGAAGACTGTAGGTAAACTTGAGCAGAAGATGGTAAACCAGACGCTCAAGCAAATGGGTGTCGGTAAGCGTGATATTAACAAAGACCCAGCACTGTTTGACGATTTTGTCACTAAGGTCGAGAAAAGGTATCAGAAGTTTTACAAGAAGTACAAAGAGGAAAATGGTGTAAACCACACTAAGCCAAACTTCTTTAAGAAGACTGGAACCCATGTAAAAAACCTTAAACCACAGCTACAAGCACAGCCAAAAGGCCCAAGTGAACGTGCGTACATGCGTGACGTTACAAAGGCTGCAATAGCAAAACTTAGTGATCTTGGTTACAATATCGAAACAGCTGACTTCCAAGCTTTGATGTGGTACCCTGAGAAACAATTATTCAGACATTTAGGCGTAGCCCCTGGAAGAGGCTCAGATAATGACTATCTAGATGCTGCAATCATGCTTGCGGAAGGCGAAGGAATAGCAAATGACCAAATCCAAGAAGCACTCCCCGATGCAGACGGAGACGGAGCCGTCAATAATCAGCCAAGTACCCCCAGAGGCGATGAAGGACTTTATCGAGGGGATGGTAGCGATGGCCCAAGCCAAGAGAGCCCAAGGTTCAACCAGCAACCCACAGGAGTCGCAGGCATCCTCGCCCAGCGGATTCAAGGAAATCCTAATGGACCCACCGCCAGGGGTGCTGTCCCCGGCGTTCAAGAGGTAAAAGGTCACGTAGATCACGCACGGGCTTTAGTCGAGATAGGTAAGCCCGGAACTCAGTATGAGAATGGCATCAAAGACCAACGCATGGTTGAGCACCTAGCTGAGGCTGTTGGCATTACCCTCAAGATGTTCGATGACCAAAGTGTTATGCTAGACGATGGCAAAGTCCCCGACAATTTACGAGAACAAGGTGAGGCCGCTAGTGGTTTCTATAAACGTAAAGAAAACACAGCAAGGGCCCTACTACCAGGTGGACGGGTGATTTCCACAAATAGACTAGTTAAGCCTTTTGATTCTTACATAGCTGCACTTCATGAGGTTGCTCATGGTATTGCTGGTAGAGACATTGAGGGTGGTTTAACCCAAAATGTTAACATGGGTAAAAACTACCTAACTGGCCGTAAAGACTCAGCCCCAATAGATACCCTTGAGCATATGATTGGTAACCTGGTAACAATGCCCAGCGCCAAGAAAAACAAGATTGTCCAAGAGATTATGTCTTTGCAAGACGACAGCTTCTTTAACAACAGCGGTCCAGATGACTTCCAACCAGTGAGGCCGACAGGCCCTGAGAAACGCCGCCTTGCAGACCTGGAACGCGGTGATCCTGAAAAATACGAACTTAGGGATCGCATTAAGAACTTTGAGAAATACTCTCGCAGCGTCCCAGAGTTTACTGTCGATCCTCTCATCATGTATCTTTTTGACCCCAAGCAAATGAAGAGCGTTGCACCTGAGACAGCCAAAGCCATCAGGGCCTTCTTTGTGAATAGCTCAAAGATCCGCTTCTACAGTCACCCACTAGCGATGGCCTTTGCTGTCGTTATGGCAATGCTCATGAAGCAAGAGCAAGCTGAGGAAGAAGAGCGCCAGAAGCAACAACAGATGGCACCAGGGGCTCTAACGCCCCCACCGGGCGCACTATCAGCCGCCTAAGACCACCCAAGGAGAGCAAATGTTACTTACAGTCCAAGACCTGGTCGAGGTCATGGAGACGATAGAGGTCATTAAGACGTCTACGCTTCTGACCGATGCCCAGCGCAAAATCATGCTGGATGAACTCAAGAAAGACATCCCAGCCCCTGTCTTCTGCAAAAAGTGTCCTGAGACACTCTCTATCATAAACTCATTAGTGGAGACGAGAGATGCCAAAGCCAAACCAGCCCCGAAAAAAGGTCGCAAAAGCACCAAAGGGAACTCACTACA